TTAGCGGCCCAGCGCCCTGACATAGGCCTGACACGCCTGCAGGGCAATCAGTCCCCGGTCGCCGGCATCGGTGATGCCGACAATTCGTTGAGCATGCGCCGGGTCAAGTCGGGCTCGCGGGGCTCCATGAACCAGGCCGCCGGTGGCGGGGGTGGCAGGCACTGTGCAGCCGGCGGCGCTGTCATGGGCGTCGAGGAGGACTGACAGGCGCAGATCAGCAGTGGCAAGACGGTCGCGCAGGCGACCTTGATCACGTTGGGCATCGCTCAGAGCTCGGTAATGGGTTTGATCGCTGGCTTGCAGCTGTTGCTCCAGGGCCAGGCGTTTGTCCTGCTCGCCCCGCTGCCGGGCAGCGGCCGCCAGGTTCAGCTGATTCAGCGCTTCACCGTGCAGCCTGGCCTGCTCCGCCAGTTGCCGACCAAAGCGCCAATCCTGGACCTGCCAGGCCAGCGTCCCGGCAACGCCGGCCACCACGGCCAGCAGCCCGACGACAGCCATTGCCCGGTAAGACAGAGGCATCAGGCCGAAGGCTGGCATAACACCTCCCGCGCCCGCGCCCAGAGCTGCAGACGATCCTCCAGCCCGTTCAAGCCACCGTTGATCCGCCGGGTGATGCTGTTGAACTGGTCGCGGTCGGCCAGCTCGTTAAGGCCGTTCTGCTGCCAGAACCAGGCGGCCGACTCGGCGGCCCACTGCGGCTGTTCCAGCAATTCCGGCAATGCCAGCAAACGCTCGTCGCCGAACAGGCCGAGGCTGCATTGCCGGTAGTTGTTGCGACCGGTGACCTGGATCAGGCCACGGCCACGGTATTTCTGGCCGTCGCCATCGGCCTCCGGGGTATTGCCCAGACGAGCCGCCAGGCTGCCGGTGTCGTATTTGCTCAGGTACTGGTCATTGCCCAGCTCCCGCACATAACGCAACTGCCCCGACTCATGACCGATCTGTGCGAGGAAGGCAGCCATGCGTTTGGGCGTGTTGATATAGCGGTTCGCCATGGCGGTGTTAAGCGCAGAAACAAAAACGCCCGCTTGGGAGCGGGCGTTGGGCATGATCTTGAGGAGTTGTCCCTCGGTCACAGACATTAGTCTCTCCCTGACTTGGGTTCATTTACTACGGAAGAAGGAACGCAGTGTTTTCAGAGGGCCACGGGGGGCCTCCAGGTTGAGCACTGGCCACTCAACTTCAAAGGGATAGCCCGGCTGCTGCTCGATACGGTTCAAGGCGACGCAATAACGCTTCCACTCCAGTAAGGCAGATTGTTCCTCGGACGAGGCCTCTCCCAGCTCAAGGGCATATTGCAGCGGAGCCATGCGTAACGCCGCCTCACCCAGTCGTTTGTCTCGCTCACTTTGGGCGCCGAGCGCCGCTGCCGCCTGCTGCGCTTTTACATCAAGCTGCCAGGAGTCCTCACGCCAATTGAAGTACTGCCCCGGCGGTGCTGTTTTCGTGAGTCCTTCGGGCAGGTCACCCAATTCGGACCACTCCACGGGCTCACCGGTACCAACGCTGTAGGCCGTACCACGCAGGTCGACAACCTGTTGAGGCTGACCTCCGAGAAACGCCCATACATGGCCAGGCGCGGGGTCATCAAGCTGCTGCTCCAGGATTATCGCGTTATTGGGCAACTGAATGCCCAAGCCAGGAATAAGGGGAAACTCCACAGGGCCGATCAGAGCCCCCGATGCATCAATCAGGTAGTTCATCATTTCGTCTCAGATCAGTTTCAACCGGCCAGGATAGGCAACGTTATGGGGACGCGCCTCTGCGCCTCCTTCGTTGGATAAACCGGTACCTACAGGCGTGGTCCCAACCAACTGGTAGGGCAGCGTGTACCTCAGAGACCAGACCGAAGTCTGGAAGACCGCTCCATTCGCAGCCCCCTCTCCCACTGCCACTGCAGTCGGAGTATGGATATGCGCCCGATTCTGGTCTCGCTGGACAACGCCAGGATTGCGACCCGGGTCGATTCCGCGCCCTTCGTCCAGAACCCGCAGGAACTCACCCCGCCCTTCGGGCCCCCGAAACGTCAGTACTCCATCACCGCTGCTCCAGCCACCTTCTGCTCCGACTCGCGTCGCCTCGGTCCACATCATTCCCGACACCTTGGCGTGATCCCACAACCAGGGCCATTCGGCCCGACTGAGAATCGCCCCGTTCAAGGCGCCATAACCACCGGGACTGAAAGCGGTCGTCGTTTCAAAGACCGGACGCCCCAGAGGCGTGCCATCGAACCGACCTACCGGCCACCAACCTCCAGCACCATCACTGCGTAAGTGCCACCAGTCACCAGCCCCCATAAGCACCAGGAAGGGATAACCAGCAGAACGCAAATGAGTGTGGAACTTGATGTTGTCAGCCCCCGAACATTGCACTACCAAGCGGTTACCGCTGTTATCCACGCGACGCACAATAACGTCACGCACACCTAAACCTGCGTTACTGGGAGGAAGCGTTATCGACACTGCGTCTGCCGCACCATTGACGAGTAACAAACCCAGTTCGTCAGACTCCAGCAATCTGGAAACTGCAATATTTTTTACTACTGAAAGCATCGGACTTGCTTTACCAACAATAACTTGCAATGCCTTCAGTAACTGAGCGTTATCGTTCTCATCCGGCGCTATTCCTGCGCTTTTTACTACCGCCAATATCTCTTGAGTTACACCATTGCCCCATGCTGCAGGAATCAATGACCCTGGAGCACCAGAAATGGCATTTTCATCGATAAATCGGCCATCTACCAAGCCAACACTTGGAACACTATTTGGATAATCCATTACCTAACCTTCTGCCTCAAATATGACTGATCTTCCCAGACAACTCCTCTCCACCAGAGCTGGCACGCATGAGCGTCCTACGCGAGAAAGGCGGCCATGCGTTTGGGTGTGTTGGTATAGCGGTGCGCCATGGCGACGTTAAGCGCAGAAACAAAAACGCCCGCTTGGGAGCGGGCGTTGGGCATGATCTGGCGCAAAGCGGGTTCAGTAATCAGCATGGATGAAAGTCCTCCAACGCAAACCTCTGCAAGCTGGCCTCACTCACCAGGAGCCTCGGGCCACTCGACAACCGTTGGAAACCCCTCTTGCTCTTGCACTCGCGACAGCAGCACCCGGTACTTTTTCCAGGCACTCAGAGAGACCTTCTTGGTGGCCAAGGCTGCGATTTCCTTATCCGTGGCAATTTCAAGTTCCACGGAGTCCTGCAGGATACTCAAGTCAGCCTGCAACTTCTCGATCACGGAGTTGGTGACAGCCGTCAGCTCGGCGCGTTGTAACAGCACATTGCTCTTAATCATATCCACCCCCGGCTCGGCGATATCACCAAATTCCAAAGCCACCGCACGATCAAACAAGTCCCGACCATGAGACTCCGGGTCATTTGGAGAGGCGGTAAATATAATTTCGCCAAGAGAGTCCTTGGTATCTTCAAATGTCACATACAGGTTAAGCGTTGTATGCGCCACGTCATTCCAGCAAGGTGTATGAGCACTTAGTACTTTCATCATCTCAAGAAACCCTCAAGCATAGAGTTGTAGAGTCGGAACTGGCGCCGTCTGTATTTCTGACCCCACCCATAATTCGCCAGGTGCCAGCAGGTGCGCCGCCCCAGTCATTGCCATCCGAAGCTGCGTACCTGCAATTCACACCCGCCACAAGGGAGCTAGGCCCGGTGCCGCCACCGCCGCCAAGCAGCAGGAGCGCATAGGAGCCAACCGCGCCCGTACCGGCCGTGGCCTGCGCAGCTACCGCCTTCCAGTTACCAATATGGTCGGTCCAGATAGTCCCAAGATCGGTAGCATCGACTTGCGCCCTGAGACCCGAGCCGTCAGTAGCCCAGCCCAACATGACCTGATTGGAGCCCTGAGCATTCCCTCCACCCTGGCGTACAGGGGTGTAGCCGAGCTTAAGTTGAAGAGCATAAACACCATTATCGGAAGCCCTTCTGAAGTAGGGAGTGTTCGGGTCATTACTTGCAAAGCCGGCATAGGTAATCCCATCCCTTAGAACACGCTCACCTAAAAAGGAATTAACCTGAGTCGCGGTATATGCGTCGGTAATGCCATACCCCCCCAAAGTAGTCGCAGCCCTGGCCAGCCCCACATATTCGTTATTATTCTTATTGCGCATATAAGGAGCTGCCGAGTTGCCGCTGGCAAAACCGGCAATGGAACAAGCATCGGAACTGATCTTCGCATCCAGCAAAGTATTAGCCGCTGTTTTGCTGTACACCTCGGAAACATCGGCCTTTTTGGCAGGGTCGAAATTTCTCGAACACCACAGGCTGCCAAAGTTGGTGGCATCGACCTGGATAAGAACGTTCTGCCCATCCCAACCGATATAAACAGCGTTGGTTAATTGGGTACCGACCCCACCCTGCTTGACGAAGGCATTGTTCGCCGCCGTTTTGCTGTAAGCGTCAGTAATCGCATAACCGTCCAGGGTGGTCGGGTTCGATCCCGATGTGACCTGGCCGCGTGCATTGACCACTACTTTCCGATACTCCCCGGCAGCCACACCGGTGGCACCCGCCATCAGTTCGAAAACCTGGGGCGTGGCACCGACGGTAATCGGCCCGGTGGTGGTCATTTGCCAGATACGCGACTTGTTAACCTGCCCTTCATCCGTCCCGACAATAAAGTTAGAGGTCACCTGATAATCCAGCGCCGCATCCGGTGCTCGTGACCAGGAATTGGCCGAAACGATATAAAGCCCGTTCTGCGCTGCATTAGTCTGGTCCTTGACCAGCACACGATCGGCGACCGTGAGCTGCACGCCATCGATGGCTTGCAGACCGCTCAAGGCAACGGAGCCCGTGGTGGCAACACGCACGGAGTCCTTGAAATCCCGGGCAGCGAAACTCTGGATCGCCTGTAGCAACTGAGTGGTCGATGCCTCGTCGGGGACCAGACCGGCCGATTTGATGACGTTCAGGATCTCCTGGGTAACCGCATTGCCCCAGGTAGCGGGAATCAATGATCCCGGGGTACCCGCCACCGGGTTTTCGTCGACAAACTTCCCATTCAGCAGCCCGACACCGGGCACGCTCTTTGGATAATCCATTGCTCTATTCTCTAGTCATGATTGATGTTCACCAGCCCATGGGCCGGAGCACTGGGTTGAATCAGGTATTGCAGAGCGCTGCCAGTGCCTGTCACGAAACGCTGGGACCGAAACGCCGGCCCGGCGACAGCTATCGGCGTTGAGGGATCAAGTGAATTGCACCTTCCAGCGGCCAAAATGATCGAGCGCCCCATGCAAGGCGCATGGAGCCCGATAACAGAAGCGCTCGGATAACCTAGACTGTGGGCAATTTCGACGAAGTACGCCGCGCGCTGATCGCTATGGCGAGCAGGCGCCACGACAATGAAACTCACCGAACCGCTGGCCGCTGAGCGGCCTTGGGCGGCTGCTTGAAACGCAACACGGCGATCCAGATCAGTCGCTGGCAACTTTGCGAATGGCCTCAATCGCTGCCTCGCAGACGTCTTTCGCAGCCTCCTGCTTACCCTTGCCGGCCTGAGCCCGGATGCGCTCTTTTGCCTGCAATCGCAGGGTGCGAAGGGTGAGCAGCTTGCTGTTGAGTTCGGCCGCCTTGTCGAGAATCTGGTCGGCCGCTGCCTTGGCGGTACGACCTTTCACCACCCAGGCGCTGACAGCGAGGGGCACCTCTTTTTTTGGGTACCCGGCCTCCTTGAAAGCCTGGGCGTCGCTGGCGGCCTGGGCATATTCAGCGGCCTTGAGCGGATCACCAGCCAAAGCGGCACGTGCGCTGTCAGCGGCAACATCGACCCTGGCACACAGGCGCTCGGCTTCCTGCTGTTCCAGCAGAGCTGCTTTCGCCGTGTCCAGAACCCAGCTTTCCCCATCCCAGTCATGGGCCGCGGATGGCTGCGCAAGACGCAGACCGTCCTCAAACTGGTGCATCTCTTGAATGATTCTCATCGGATCAGCTCCCAGGAAAGATTGACGTTTACAGCGTTGGAAAAATTGACGGCAATACCAGTCGAATAGTCCGTTGGGGAGATCAGCTTAATCCCCATACTAAGCAGCAACTCATCACTGGAGGCATTCGCGACGTTGTAGTTGTGCTCAGTTTGAAAGCTCTGCCAGAGGGAACGCAGTTCCGAATGTTCAAAACTCGCCGCAACACTGGTAATGGTCGTGTCGCCAACTTCGTTACTTGTGAATATCCTGACTGAAGCGCCTGCAATGCCCCACCC